CCTTAAGGATAAAAAGGTTGAATCAGTTAGTGAATTTATGTTTAATTACGACAATAAAAAACTTTATAAAATATTATAATCATGGATAAAAGTATTACAGCAGAATGGGCCAGGAAAACCGCCAGTGAAATATTAGACAAACACGTCCTAAATCAGATAAAGGAATGTGAAATGTTAATAGTTTCTAAACTTAAAAGTAATCACCAAAATAAAAATAGCGTAAATATCTATATCAATTTAGATAACTTAACTATTAAGGAGTTGGCAAGTAGGGGTTTTGGGGTTAAAAAAAAATTACCATCTGACCCAAGAGAAAAGATTTATTATGAAATAAAATGGTAAGTATGTCCGAAATATTGCAGAATGAGTATTATTCGGCACTAGTTGTTTTGATATCTCAAATAATTTTTATATTTTTAAGAACTCTTAATGTAATATACACATCGGAACGAAGAATGCTCGCCTCAATTATAACTGGAAACGGTATTGGGCTTAGTTGGTTGGTATCTATGTCAATAGGTGCCAACTCAATTATGGAAGGGCAATTAATACCGATATTAGCATTTTTAATCGGGGGTACAGTAGGAACATATTTTGGAATAAGAAAAGAAAGTAAAAAATAGAACAAATGGGTGATAAAATAATGACAGTTGAGGAAATGTATAAATTAGAAAATTTTAGCGTAACAGATGCTGAAACTATTAGACAAATTTCGTTATTTTGTATTAGAAATAATGGACATAACGGATTAGCAGATAAAATTCACCCAATGTGTCATTATATGGCTTTATATCTAGAAATTATTGAAGTTTATAATATTGAACCAGAAAATAAAGAGTATTTTGTTGATATTGAAACGAGTGAATTTAATTATGATACATTCCCATTATATAACCCAGATATGGCTGATAAAATAACGGAAAGAGGTATCGAAATCCTAGAATTTTTAAAAATCAAAATAAAAAATATATGAAAAAAATAGTAGTTATCGGTGGTGGAACATTTTCACCAGTTAGAAATCATTTATCACTATGCGCACCAGCTTTTGGTACAACGGCTAGGGTTATGTCGAAATACTTAACCAGTATGTCGGATTCAAATAAGTATGAGGTTATTACACATTATACGAAGATGGCCTTTAAAAAATCAAAATTGGTTACCAATGAGGATGTTGAATTACTTATTGATAATTTAATATTAGATGAAAACGTAAAAACAATTGTTTTAAACGTTGCATTCTGTGACTACAATGTAATTGACGATGAAGCTGGATTCCATGGTGAACGTCTAAAAACATCCGATGGTGATATTACACTTACTTTAACACCATCTAAGAAGATTATAGACAAGATTAGACTTACTAGACCAGACATATTCTTAATTGGCTTTAAAACGACTACAAATGCATCTGATGAGGACCAGTTTTTAACTGGTTTAAAGATGATGAAGCGCAGTAAGTGTAATTTGGTTCTAGCTAACGATACTGTGACTAGGAAAAACATAATCATAACACCAGAAGAATCTAAATATGTATATAAATCAAGAGGTAAAACTCTAAAAGAATTAAGTAGGATAATACTTGATAGACATGATTTAACCTATAATAGAACTGAATTGGTTAATATTAAAAACGTTATAGTTGATAAGAGTGCACCACAAACATTTAAAGAAGTTTTAAAGTACTTGGTTGATAACAATGGTTTTATAGTAAATAATGGTAATGGGTTTACTCCAGGTCATTTCTGCTATAAAACATCGGATAAAAGTTTTATTTCTTCGCAAAGAAAAGTGAACCATAATGATGTTTTTATAAACGGTATGACAAACGTTGCGGTAAACGATAATGTATTCACCGCTTACGGAACTCATAAGCCATCAGTGGGTGCTAGGAGCCAATGGATGATGTTCGAGGATAATCCAGGTTATGATTGTATTATTCACACACATACACCGCTAAAAGAGGCTAGTGAGGTACCAGTGGCATCACAAAAGAAATTTCAATGCGGTAGTTTAGAATGTGGTATGAATACAGTAAATAATTTAGCAAATTTTGGGGATATAAAGGCTGTGTATTTAGATAAGCACGGATATAATTTAATGTTCAAATCTAGTTCTGATTCACAGGAAATTATAGATTTTATAAATGAAAATTTTGAACTTGGCATAAAAACCACATAAAATTTAAAATTATGAGAATATTAAAAATTGATAGTTTACCAAATGCAAAGCAATGGGTTGATAGAGACCACATAATGTTGCACGCTTGTTTTCAGATATTAAAAGATTGCGTTGAAAAAGAAAATGTTGATACCGATTGCAACTATGAAGCACACAAGGACTTTGTAGATGAAGTAAGATTACTTTACAAATGGTGGGTTAAACGCAAAAAAGATGATTCATTTGATAATGATGACGAAGATAATGAGATGCTTAATAGGTTGATGAAAATTAGATTAGCACTATGGACGTAGTGTTAATACTGACGGTTGGTGTGTGAGAAGGTTTGCTTTTAATAAACTTTCAAATTACCACCGAACTTGATAGCAAACTTTATTATACACAGTACGGTTTATTTGGTCTAATTTTTTATTTTGGGATATTTATATATAGATTAAACTATTTAAGAATATGGAACTAAGAAAATTTATAGCAACCACGATTAGAGAATATCTTAACGAAAACAAGTATTTAGACCCAACATATAGAAAAATGATGGATATATATGATGTACCTGTTGATTTTATGTGGCAATATCGTGAGTTTGATAGATGTGGTGATGATAATTTATATGGTGATGAATATATTGAAAAATTAACCATTGATATAAAAGAAAATGGAATTAAAATACCAATAAAATTACAAATTAATAGTGGTAAGGGTTTAATTGTTGAAGGAAATCATCGATTATGTATTGCAATTAAATTAGGTTTAAAAACAATTCCCGTACAAGTTGTTTATAGTAGTTTTGGTTCAATAAATAAACATAGAGCAAAACCTATAAATTATAGTTCAGATAAATGGAGAATTGGGATATGGGATTAATCGAAGCACTTCCTTAGTATTTGTGCTAACGTGTTTGGCTATGCGTAGTTGCGTTGAGTAGAAAAATAATTTAGTAAATAAATACAGAATGAAAACAGTAGAAGAAAAAATAAACCTTATCATTAAATGGTTAAACTACCCAGATAGAGGAAATGTAGGTATGTCTATAAACGAATTAGAAAAACTAAAAGAGCAATTACGTATAGCTGATGTTATGTGTTGTTCTTTTTGCAAGGAAAAAATAAAGTTTGGCGAACACGAGTATATGCACCGAGAAGGTTGCGGATGTATGGACGAACCACCACAAACAATAGTGGACTTTGAGCGATTAGATACTGGACACACAGTTACTAATGGTTATCCGCTAGAATAACACATAACGTACCTGTATAAAAAAACATTAAAACGATTTTTTATACAGGTACGTTATTTTTAGTTTTCTTTTCGAGCGATGGTAAATTGCGTAGCAAAACCTAACGAAATGTTAAAGTTTAAGTATAAACTGAAAATAAATGCAAAAACATTAGGTTAGTGTTAAGTATATGCTTATATTTGTAGTGTTGAAAGTAATCAACGAAACTAAAACAAACATTATGACAACTGACAACTTATAACGAAAACGGAATTGAAATTACAGAAACACAATTAGAAAACAAATTAGATTCTTTAATGAATGATGAAGTAACTGTTAAAACAACTAAAGAGACTAACGTTACTGGAAGAATGGAAAGTGAAACTATTTATACTGTTGAATGTGGTTTAGAAACTGCTTTAGTAACTATTGATTCTAATGATATTTATAAAGATTACGTTGTAAGTATTTTTGATAATAGATTTAACTATGAAAATAAAATAGTGGAATTTACAAATAAGTTAGAAGCTAAAAAATACGCTTTTTCTACTTATAAAAAAATGGTTTCTAACTATCAAAAAAGAGCCAATATGTTGAATACAGAATGGAAAAAACAGAATTAAACACAGACAAGGCATTACATATAGGTGGTGTTATGTGCAGTGTTTGTCAAGGTTATGGATATACTATTGAAATAGAGGCTAATTGTTGCGGAAATTATAAAAATTACGGATGTTGTGGTGTGCCTGAACCTGTACAAGTACAAGTTGAATGTAAATGCGATAGAGGATTTGTGCCACATTGCACATAACGTTGAGTGTAAAAAATCGTTTTAATGTTTTTTACATATTGTTGTATGCAGTACGGATTAATAGAGCAAAACTAAAATATATGATTAGATTTAATAAAGAAATACAAGGTACAAGGGAAAGCGACCATTACGCTACACCTAAAAAGTTTTATCAAAAATTACGGAAATGATACACGAGCTTAAAACTTGGAACGAATACTTTGAAGAAGTGTTTATGGGTCACAAAACCTTTGAGGTTAGAAAAAATGACCGAGACTTTAAAAAAGGTGATACGCTCATATTAAAAGAATGGGACAACTTTAGAGAAACCTTTACTGGCAGAAAATTAGCGAGGAATGTAACCTACGTTTTTGAAGGTGGTTCTTTTGGATTAGAAAAAGGTTTTGTTGTAATGGCAATACAGTAGTAATTTTTATTGCGTACAACGGGTTGCGTGTATGAGAAGTTGGCGATTTTGAAAACGAAAACTTCCTACTACCACAGAACTTGATTATAAATACTAAGGTTCATTTACCCACTGAACCGCCAATTTATTATACACGCTGTTATGTGCTGGGCGGATTATCAGCACTAAATTTAATTTGAAAATAAAATGCCACCAAAATTTATAACACCAAAACAAAAAGCAAAGGATATTTTCGATAAAATGGAAGTTGATGTAAATAATTACAATAGTAATTATCCAACTTATTCCAACAAACAAGCCAAAGAATGTTCGTTGATTTTGGTAATTGAGATTATTGAAGAACTAAAGGAATTTGATACAATGGATGGTTATTCTGCTGCTCGAATAGATTTTTGGACTGAGGTCAAAGCTGAATTGGAAACACTATGATAGCCTTGCACATAACGTTTTGTGTATGGCAAGTAGCCGAAGCACTAAGATTGAATTAAAAACTGAATATTAATAGGCTATTTGCTATACACGTTGTTAGCATTAGTTAAACTTAACAAAAATGGAAAACACAAAAGGATTAGCGACAGGTGACTTAGACTGCCAAGGAAATAAAATTTATTATGAAACAAGTAAATTAAAATTACCTGACGGAACGATTGGTAAAATAATGTTTGATACAGGTCAATTAGCTGCCTACTTTGCTAAGTGGGAAGATGGAGGCTATATAGTAGAAACTGATGGTATAAATAATCACAAATCATTTTATTTACGTGACTGTGAGGTTGTCACTAATTAATGCTAACGAATGGTGCTATGGTGCGTTGCTTTTCGCAATGCATTATAGCACGTGTTGTACACTGTATGGCGGTTAAATAGAAATGAACTTTAAAATGAAAAATGAAATGAGTAATAATATTTTTTTGAGCGGTAGCAAAATTGCTGACGTAGGAAGCAAAATAAACGTGCTATCTTTATTTGATGGAATAAGTTGCGGACAAGTTGCTTTGGAACGTGCAGGAATGGATGTAAACAAATACTTTGCTTCTGAAATTGATAAACACGCTATTAAGGTAACACAAAGCAATTACCCCACTACAATACAAATTGGTGATGTAACGAAAGTTAAAGGTACTGACTTACCAAACATAGATTTATTGATGGGTGGAAGCCCGTGCCAAGGATTTAGTTTTAGTGGTAAGCAACTAAACTTTGATGACCCGAGAAGTAAATTATTTTTTGAATTTGTACGATTAATCGAAGAAGTAAAACCTAAATATTGGCTACTTGAAAACGTAGTAATGAAGCAAGAATACCAAGACGTAATAAGCCAACATTTAGGCGTTGAACCTGTAAAATATAATAGTTCTTTAACTTCTGCTCAAAACCGTGTGAGATTATACTGGGCAAACTTTGACATAACCGAGCCAACTGACCAAGGTATAAAACTTGAAGATGTATTGGAACATACCGAAATGATTGGACCAAGTGCGATACGTGGAAGAAGATTAAATAAAGCAACTATTTTAGGAAGAAGATTAGATAAACGTGGTAAACGCCAAGACTATGATAAAACCGTACCGATAACCCAATGCCTTGAAGTAAGAGCAACTAACAGAGATAAAAGTAACTGCCTTACTACGGTAGCAAAAGACACGGTTTTAACCACAATGGAGATAGGGCGACACCCTGACGCTTTTAATAAAAAACTCCCTTACAGGAATTACACTAAAATTGAAAGATGTAGATTAATGAATTTGCCCGATAATTATTGTGATGAAGTAAGCCTGAACCAAACAGTAAAAGCAACTGGAAACGGTTGGGAAGTTGGAATGATTACACACATTTTTAAAAGTATGAGTAAGAAAAAAGCGAGGGAAGAAAAAAATATTATTACGACTGATATGCACGAACCTTCAATTAAAACTGGAACGTAGCCATATTGTGTACAACGGTTTGTATATGGTTAGTTGGCTTTTTGCCAATTAATTATATACGGTGTTACCTGTTTTTTAAAATGCGTGGTTTTGCAAAAACCAAATACACAATAGTAAGAACAAACTAAAATTAAAAATATGAATGTATTAAGTTTATTTGATGGGATGAGTTGCGGACAAATAGCACTCGATAAATTAGGAATTAAAGTAGATAATTATTTTGCAAGTGAGATTGACGAACCTGGCATAAAAGTATCTACACACAATTACCCAAATACTAAACATTTAGGAGATGTTAAAAATATTAACTATAAAGAATTACCAAAAATTGATTTATTGATAGGCGGAAGTCCTTGTCAATCTTTTTCATTCGCTGGAAAACAAAAAGGTATGAGCACAAAAGATAATGTTGAAATATTAACATTAGCGCATTATTTAGAATTAAAACAAAGTGGTTTTGAGTTTCAAGGACAGTCATATCTATTTTGGGAATATATGTATGCTTTAAATACAATTAAGCCTAAATATTTTTTACTTGAAAATGTAAAAATGAGTAATAAGTGGAAAAGTATTTTAACAAATGCTATTGGAGTAGAACCTATTTTAATTAATAGCGAAAGTGTATCTGCACAAAGTAGACCAAGATTATACTGGACTAATATACCTAATGTTTCACAACCTAAAGATAAAGGGGTTATGCTGAAAAACATAATGGAATTAGATGCTCCTAAAAAATACGCAATAAAAGACGTAAGAGTAAAAACACTTATGAAGTTTTTAAGTAAAAATTATAAAGCGTGTGGAAAAGTACCAACATTGACAACTGAATTAGCACATAGTACTGGAAAGAATTTTTACCCAAAAGCGTTAGTTGAAATATTTAATGTATTGGGTTATTATAGAAGATTAACACCAAATGAAGTTGAATCTTTACAAACTGTGCCGTTAAACTATACAAACATTGTTAGTGATACAGAAAGGTATAGAATGCTAGGTAATGGCTGGACAGTAGACGTAATTGCTCATATTTTTAAAGGAATGAGTGAGCCGACCGAGTAAGTCGCCTTTTTAATTACAGGTAACAACTGTATATAACAAGTAATACCAAAGCAAAATGACCAGATTATCAGTTACTTACGATTTGAAATGGCAAATAAAAATATTAACTCATTACAAGTGGTCTACTTGTGGTAAATTATTTAATACCCAAACAGGTAGGAGAATAAAGAAGACAGTAAATGGAAGAAGTGTAGGGTACTGGATAAAAGGTAAATTTACAACATTGAATAATTTAAGAAGTCAATTAGAAAAAATACCCAAAAAAGAAATATTACCCTTTTAAAATTAAAAATTATAAAAACCACATAAAATTTAAGATTATGATAAAAGGTAAGGATTATGGTGTATTTAGTTGTATTTCACGTAGTGGTAAACCTAAGAGTGCTTGGGATTCACAAGACGAGGCTATATCTAATGCAAAATATATTAATAAAACCTATCCAGAAGATGATAAAAAATTAGTTACTTATAAATGTAATCATTGTCACCAATATCATTTAACTAGTGTTGAAGTAAAGAAACGATATTATGGGAGCTAAAAGAAAAAATAAAAGGCGGTTCGCTTTTTTACTACATAAATATCAGCAATCTTTATATATTGATAAAGATTCGACTATTCAAGCGGAAATAGAAATACTAAATGAATATTTAAAAAGTTACGGTTGGGATAAAAAGTTAAAGGAAAGATATTCCGAATCAATTGAATTTTTTAAACTTTGTATTAAGTTTGAATTCAGTGTTGATATAATAAATTTGATTATCGCCCAACATAAGAAGTTATCTCAAAAAAATAATGAATTTTTAACTCAAAGACCAAAATTAGAGGGTCGTGATAATAAAGCTGTACATGTCGGTAGTGGTGGTAGTCACTCAAATAAAATTAGATACCCTAAAAAGAACAGGTCAAGGAAAACCTGGTCAAATTTTTATAAACTATTCCCAAATCAAGCAATAGCGGATGGATGGGATGGTAAAACATCAAAAAAAATGTAGGTTATGAATAAATATGATAAAAATTTAGAATTATTTGATAAATTAAGGGATTTAAGTGTTAAGCATAATATTATTATAATGACGGCCCAACAACATTCAAAACCAGATACCATACGTAATTTAAAGGTAATTAAAAATAGATATAACCCAATTATTATCGACCATGTAAATAAATTTACAAAATAAGTTGTGTATTTAATATATTTTATTTATATTTGTGATATAAAAACTTAAATATGAAAGATAGAGAAGAACTAGTCATAAATGTATGTGGCCTTAGTGCCAGTGGTAAGAGCACCATAATCCAAATGATTCAGGAAATGTTAGTTAAAGAGGGTTTTAATATTGATACTCGTTATAATGACGAACCAATACCCACCACAAAGGGATTAATCGATAGAAAAGAATCAATTCGATTAATGAATAAAAAAATTACTATTAACGAGGTTCAGGCCATAAAAAATATAAGACAATATGAAACACATTAGTTATCCAAAAACATTACAATTTAGAAACATCGTAGCAAATGTCAATAGAATGATTACATTCGTTGGTTTAGATGAAAATGGTGATGCAATTTATAATGAAAATGTATCAAAACCAACAATAACATTTAAAGGTACGGTAAAACTTCATGGTTGTTTTAGTAAAAATACTGGGGTTATGTTAGTTAATGGTGAGGAAAAAAAAATATCTGAAATAACTAAGGGTGACGTGGTATTAACATATGACATTGAAAATAATAGAATAAATAGTGGTAGTGTAACAAACACATTTAAGTTCGACAATAATAAAAAATGGGTTGAATTAATTTTTGATGATAGAACGATAAAATGTACCGAAGACCATACATTTTTTACTCATAATAGGGGTTGGATTATGGCTAAAGATTTGTTAATTACCGACAAATTTAAAACCCTATAATTTGTATCATGAACACTTTATTAAATTTATTAATATTACTAAAAAAAATAAAATTGATGTTACTGACGTTAATTTTTGGATACCTAAAAAAATGAAATTAATTTTAAATAAAAATAAAAATGAAATTAAGGGAAATTAAAAAAATTGAGAATGAAACATCATATGATATAGAAGTTGAGGGTTTTCATAATTATTTTGCCAATGGGGTTTTAGTGCACAATTCTAACGCTGGTGTAAGTTATAATGATTCCGATGGTGTTTATACACAATCAAGAAATAACGCTTTTGGGTTTGACCAGGGTGAATCACACATGGGGTTTACTTTTCTGGTTAAATCAAAAGAACAATTATTTCTTAATATTATAAATGCTGTTAAGGAAATATATAATGTAGATACATCTGAACATACAATTACCATATATGGTGAATGGGCTGGAAAGGGAATTCAAAAAAATGTGGGAATTTCAGAAATTGATAAGGCATTTTATATTTTCGGGTGTAAGATATCTAAACCATCGGACCCAGAGTTTACATCATATTGGGTCGATATTTCCGATTTAACATTTCCAGAATCTAAAGATATTTGGAATATTCATGAATTTAAAACGTTTGATATTGATATTGACTTTGAAAACCCACACATAGCCCAGAATAAAATTATAGAGCTTGTTAACGAGGTTGAAAATGAGTGTCCAGTGGCTAAACATTTTGGTTTTAGTGGAATTGGTGAAGGATTAGTTTTTGTTGCTGATTTTATGAATAATAGATTATTGTTCAAAGCTAAGGGTGAAAAACACTGTGGTGTTTCAAAGGTTAAGACCCTAAGACCAGTTGATGAGGGTAAGGTTACCCTAGTTAATGAAGTAGCCGATAAGGTTACTCCAATCTGGAGACTTAAGCAAATGTTCAACGAAGCTACTAAGAATGGTACTGAAATAGAACGTAAGCATATTGGTACTTACATCAAGATGGTAATCAAGGATGTATTGGATGAAGATTCAGACATCATCGTAGATGCTGGTCTAGAACCAAAGGATATTAGCGGTAAAGTTTCTGTCATTGCCAAGGAATACTTTTTTGAACAAGAAAAATTGTAAATATATGAATGTAAAAGAAATATTAGATGAAATTGCCACCGAGGGTGGTAGTAACGCCAAGATGGATATCCTTAGAAAGTATAAGGACAACGATTTATTAAAGGAAGTTATTTATATGGCTTGTTCTAAGAAAATTAAGTTTTATCTAAAGCAAATCCCAGAATATGAAACACCTAGAGGTGAGATGGGGTTAGATTCGGCACTAGAAGCTTTAAGTGATATTTATACTAGAAAAGTTAGTGGTTACTCTGCGATAGGTTTCTTATCTCATTTATTATCCTCCGTAAGTGTTAATAATGCATATATTATCGAGCGTATTATCGAGAAAGACCTTAAGATTGGTATGGGAACATCAAACATAAATAAAGTGATACCAAATTTAATTGAGAGTACCCCATATCAAGGTGCTAAATCATTTAGTGATAAATTGGTTAGAGACATATTCAATAAATGTGATTACGCTTATAGTGATATAAAAATGGATGGGAGGTACGCAAATGCTATAATCCAAAATGGGGAAGTAGAATTTGAATCAAGACAAGGTGAAACTACATTTATCCCAGTAGATTCTGTTTTAGTGCAAGAATTATCTAAATTTGGTGATGGAGTATTAAATGGTGAATTGACAATGTTAAATGATGATGGTTCGATAATGAACCGATATACAAGTAATGGTATCATTGCTTCAATAGTTGATATTGAAGGCGGGGGTAAAGTTAATGGTAGGAGTGATGCTGAAACCGCTAAGAAAAAAATGGCATTCACTAAAAAACATGGTAACTATAAAGAAGCGGTTGACAAAATAAGATATACCATATGGGATTCAATCACTTTAGATGATTACTTCAACAAAAAATCTGATATTCAATATAAAGATAGATTAGATTATATATTTAATAGAACCCCAATCAATAATTGTACAAGGGTTTCAGTTGTTGAATGTAAGAAAGTATATTCTTATGAAGAAGCTATGACTCACTTTCAAGAAATTTTATTAAGAGGTGAAGAAGGAACTATCCTTAAAGCACCAACAGCGACTTGGAAAAACGGTAAACCTAACACTTCTATAAAAATGAAGCTAAATATTGATTTAGACCTTAAAATCGTTGGGTTTAAGTATGGAACTAAAGGTAGTAAGAATGAAGATGTTATATCAACATTAATCGCTGAAAGTTCTTGTGGTAAATTAGCTACAAATCCAGCTGGTATGAAAGAAGATATGATGAGATATGTGACTAATAA